GCGCAAGGATACGCAAGTACCTTGCTCACGCCATGAGCTGCGACCCCAAAGGGACCAGATATGCCTGCGAGATGGACATCCGACACTTTTACCCGAGCGTCCCAATCCGGAGACTCATCCGCGCCCTTGGCCGCAAAATCAAGGACAAGCGGTTTCTTCGGCTCATCTGGGCCATTCTCAAGAGCTGCGGGCAGGGGCTGGCTATCGGATACTACATCTGTCAATGGCTAGCAAACTTTTATCTGGAAAAACTCGACTGGATGTTAGCTAGGATGCCAGGTGTGAAATATTACACTCGGTACATGGACAACATCACAATGCTCGGGCCAAATAAACGGATGCTGCACAGGGCGCGGGTTGCGGCTGAGAAATTTTTACGAGACGAACTCGGACTTGCGGTGAAAGAGAATTGGCAAGTGTATCGCACGGCCGTTGCCCGAAAAGCGAAAGGTCGCCCCCGGGCGGTGTCTGCGGTCGGATTCCGGTTTTGGCATGGATTTACTACGTTGCGGCGAAGAAATTTTTTGCGGATGCTGCGGCAGGCCAGACGGATACAGAAAAAGCAGAAAATGGGTATTCCTGTATCCGTGCAGCAGGCGGCGGGATTTCTTTCTCGTGCAGGGCAGTTGAATCACTGTAACAGTTTCCGAGTAAAGGAAAAGTATATACGAAGCATCAAAATCAAGCGTCTGAAAGAGGTGATACGAAATGAAAGTAAGAGGCAGTGCAAAGCCGGATGGGCTTTGTATGGTAGAACGCCACCCGCAACGGCCTGAAATCGCCATTGTGAGGCTCTTTGCCAACCCGACCGAATACGAGCAGCTTCAGCAGGAAGCGACCGTAACAGGGTGGGAGTACGAAGAATATCTGCTGGAAGTGCCGTATTATGACGGCCTTGTAGCCGATGTGAATGCTGCGTATGAAGGCTGGCTCGCGCAGGCAAAAGCTGCGGAGGATGCAAAGGATCCCATGGCCAAGCTGATGGCCGCACAGGATAGCACAGATACCCTTGTGGTGGATCAAGAATATCGCCTGACTTTGCTGGAGTTGGGGATGACGGCGGAAGCAGAATGATGAGGTAGAACAATGGAACTGTATGAAGTGTGCGCTCGGATGATTGAGCGCGGCAAAACTAAGGGACTACGTAAGAAGCTGGACGTGTTTTATGCCAGTGGCCGGTTGAGCGAGGAAAAGTATAAGAAGCTCTGCCAGATGCTTGGTGAATGAGGCTGCGAGAAGGTGCTGCATAGTTTTGAGCCGAGAACAAAAACTCGAAGCTCTGCTGGCATCGGCGGTTCGTCTGTTAGATGAATGGGAAGATATCTCTGTTGAGACAGGCGAAGAACCGGAAGGATATGGTGAGCAGAGAGCAATCCTGCAAGCCGAGTATGATGCCATAAGACGTTGAGAGAAGCCGTGCTGGTGGTCAGCACGGCTTTTTTGTTTGAAATGGAGGTGGATTTGTTGATTTCTCCTTATAAAGGCACATTCAGGGTATCGCAGGCGTATCGCAACCTGCGGGCGAATGGAACGTACCACCAAGGGTATGATCTGGTAGGCATTAGCGACAAGAACATCTATTGCCCGATTTATGGCACGGTTGTTCGTGCCGGCTGGGAATGCGCGACACTCCCGAAGAAAGGCTTCGGCCGGCGTGTTGTGGTCCGGATCGGCACGACTGCCTACTATATGTATTTTGGGCACCTGTCCAAAATCAGCGTGACCGCAGGCCAGAAGTTGAAGCCGGGCGACCTTATCGGTGTCGAGGGAAGCACGGGCCACAGTACTGGAAACCACCTGCACTGGGAAATTCGCATCAATGACATTAAGACGGGCTATGTGTCGGTGTATCATTATGCAGGAATCCCCAACATGCCCGGTTCGGCAGCGTATACGTCTAACTGGGCGGCTGAAATCTTCGGCCCCGGAAATCTGAAGAAATCGACCAGTGGTTATCCGCAGCGGCTATACAATGCCGCGCTTCAAGGAGCACTGGGCATCAACCAAGACGGCATCTTCGGCGCAAACACGGAAAAGGCCGTCAAGGCGTTCCAAGCAGCGCACAATCTGACTGCGGACGGCATCGTTGGAACGCGGACAAAGGCGGCGCTTTCTAAGCTGCTTTGAGAAAGGGGATAAGGTATGAACACTGCTACTATCATTACGGTTGCTATTATGGCTGTGGCGTTGGTCGTTGTTGCGGCCTGCATGATTCGTTTGGGATACAAGGCTCTGCTGGCCGAATGGGCGATTGAGGCCATCACCAAGGCCGAAAAAGAGTTCGTTGGCACCAAGCTGGGCGAAGCCCGTTTGGCGGTTGTCGTGTCGTGGCTGCGCGCAAAGGTTCCTGCTCCTTTGCGTTTTCTGGTCACGGATAGCCTGATTCAGAAAGTGGTGCAGGTGACCTTTAATGCAGCCAAGGCAGGGCTGGAGGTGCTGAAGGATGCTTAAACGGTGCGTGGAATGGCTCTTAGACCGTCTCCCCATCACGAGATGGATTGAATTGCTGACACTCACCGACGACTGAAAGGAGGATACAGGTGCTTGCAGGAACAGCCGAAGTGTTTACTGTCACCGTTCCGGCGTGGCTCTTGGCGGCGCTGGCGTTCTTAGGAACTGTTTTGGGCGGCGCGATTTCCTTTGCCGTGAATCAGCTTCTTATCAAGGGCGCGGCGGACCGTGCGGCCAAGAAGCGCGAAAAGGAAGATGAACAACGCCGTGAACGGTATATTTTGCAGATGGACAGCCGCAAGGCTACATTCGACCTGCTATCCTGCATTTGTGCCGGCATTGAGCGGATGGAAACGGAAACTGGGCAGATTTACTGGAACGGAGAGCTGAAACGCTGTCTCTCCCATTTGGAAGGCGTGGGAGAACGGTACAGAGAATCAGACCAGCGGCAGCTTGCTGAACTGAATACTCGGAACAAATGACAACACCCCCGTCACCTGTCAGATGAAAAGTCGAAACAGGTGACGGGGGTGTTTTTTGCTTTTATGCAATAAAGAATCACAAAATTCGTGATAATCTAACAATTCCCTGATTTTTCCAGAAGAAAAGAATATCTTTTATTGTAAGGAGCGAGCGAGTATATGATTAGAATTTTACTGTCCAAGAAGCTAGGCGAGCTGAAATGGACGCAAGCAGATCTGGCACGCGCCACAGGCATTCGGCCGACTACAATCAGTGATTATTACAACGAAATCGCGGAGAGGATGAATCTGAATCATTTGGACCTCATCTGCGAAGCGCTGGATTGCGAACCGGACGAAATACTTGTACGTGTTCCAAATCCTGAGCCAAGGGTAAGGAATCGTACTGGCTTTGAGAAACCCGCGACGGAATCAAAAGTCGGTATATAAGGGAAAGGACGGCTTTCGGGTCGTCCTTTTTCTGTTGCATGACACTTGTATGAAACAAGTGTATTATAATAATGTATATGGTAGTTGAATGGAGCATTTGATGGTCCGCCGGGGTGAATTTTGTGCCACCTTGAAAAAAGTACGGTTTTGTGGTATTCTTTATGTGACAAATGATTCATTCAAGTGTTATATAAAAGTAGGTGAGCCGATGGGAGAGAATAAGACGCCGCAGGAGTTGGACTTTGAGCGGAAGCATGAAGAGGATATGCGGCGCATTTGTGACCTGCGGCTTATGGATGATGATTTCATGAGCAAGGTCTTTGAGGACAAAGAATGTGCCGAATTCCTGCTCAAAATCATTCTTGACCGTGATGATCTGACGATACAGGAAGTTCACGGCCAGCACGACCTGAACAATTTGCAGGGCCGTTCGGTACGGCTGGATATTCTTGCCGTGGATGAAGCGAACCGTGCTTATAACATTGAAGTCCAGCGCAGCGACCGCGGCGCTGGTGTCAAACGGGCAAGGTACAACAGTAGTCTGTTGGATGCGAACCTGACTCAGAAAGGCGATGCGTATAACGCGCTGAATGAGACCTATGTTATCTTCATCACCGAACATGATGTGCTGAAGAAGAACCTGCCGATTTACCATGTTGACCGCATCATCCGGGAGACCGGGGAAGATTTCGGGGATGAAGCACATATTATTTATGTGAACTCTCAAATCAAGGATGATACCAAGCTGGGCCGTTTGATGCAGGATTTTACCTGCACAAACCCGGATGATATGAATTATCCGGTACTGGCGCAGCGGGTACGCTATTTCAAAGAGGACACGAAAGGAGTGGCAACTATGTGCAGAGCTTTTGAAGAAGTAAGAGAAGAAGCGCTTCGCGAGGGAGAGCGTAAAAAGGCATTGAAAAGCGCATTGGAGATGTTGGCAGATGGCGTTCCTTGTGACAAGGTTGCCAAGTATACGGGTCTGACGATTTCGGAAGTAGAAGAACTTGTTGGCAAAAAGCCCGCTTGAACAATGTGCTATCTGATTGCGAAAAATAAAAATGGGCATGGTTGCTATGCGTTGAAAACGACACATGGCAAGGCGCTCGTTGAATTGAAACGCGGACTTAATAAGACAGCAGCTCCAAAGGGAATCCAGCTGGTGACAATCAGCCGCCCGAATGCGTATGGCGAGTATGCGCCATACCGTTTTGTGCGGGATGAAACCGAATTCATACACGCGGTTCACGAATTGTGTAAGTGAGAGTGAAAACTATGTGCAGAGCTTTTGAAGAAGCGAGAGAAGAAGGCAAGCGTGAACAGGCGGTTGAGTCCACCCGCTCGATGTTGGCAGATGGTATGCCGTATGAAATCGTGGCAAAGTATACGAAGCTCTCTGTTGAAGAAGTCAAGGCGTTTGACACGAAGCGGTCTGCCTGATGTCGTGACATCATTTTGACAGCAATTTTCGTTGTAGTCAAAAACACACAATGGACGGAGTGGAAAATACACTTCGCCAAACTGGGAAGCTGTACCTGTTACAACCAGAAAACAGCTTTCCAGAATCGAGCTCGAGTAATCTGCAAACCTTGAAAAATATTGATGCAATGCAATATTTTAAGA